TTAGACATCGGTCGCCCTCCCCTCATCCCTCGAAAGCAGCCTTGAGAGTTCGGTACGCATACGCTGCCGCCAGAGGGACCACTCCGTTACCGGCTGCCGTGTATCGCTCCAGCCGATCGGCCATCCCATGATCCAGTCCGAAAAATTCGGGTTGAAGGTCCATTCGCCGGGCGAGAACCGCGTCCCAGGTCGCAAGGTTACATGGAGCGGGCGCGAACAGGGGTAGACCAGCACTTGAACGGGCTTCAAACCCATCGCCTTCGCCAGGCTGAAGAACAGCGTCCAGATCCGTGCCGCCTGACCCAAGGCATGCTGGCTGCCGGTCTGGTCCGCAGCCGGCAGGAAAGCAAGCCGGTTGTCCTTCAGTCGGATCTCCGCCCGGTTGCCGTAAAGGGTGGTCGTCGGCGTGGGCCAGTATGAAGAGCCTGTTCCGGATGTGGGACGCGCCGACTTCAGCCGCCGAGAACAGGCCCGCTTTGACGCCAAAGCCCAGGCCCGATAGCTCCCCGGCGACCTCCTCAAATCCACGGTCCAGGTGTCCCTCGACGTTTTCGCAGAACACCCACTCCGGCGCACACTCCTCGATGATCCGCGCGACGTCCGGCCACAGGTGGCGCGGATCGTCCTTGCCTCGGCGCCGGCCGCTGGAAGAGAACGGTTGGCAGGGATATCCGGCAGACAGGATATGAACCCTTCCACGCCACGGGCGGCCATCGAAGGTCCTGACATCGTCCCAGACAGGCGCGTTATCCAGGGTCTGGTCTTCCATCCGGGCCACGAGGGTCGCCGCCGCGCCAGCTTCCCGCTCGACATAACATGCAGTTCTATATCCGGGTTCTGCGATGTGGAGGCCGAGCTCCAGTCCGCCAACGCCGGTGCACAGGGAAAGACCGTTGATCCGGTCATACGGTTTTCCGGATGGGTCGTGTTCGGGATGTAGAGCCACAAGAGCTGTCTCCTTGGGTGGGACGCTCCAGGCGGTCTGATGCGGGCTTCACCGGCACAATGGCCGCAGGCCTCAAACAGTTCATGGTGCCGCATCGCGGGCACTTGACATCGACGGGACCAAGTATCGCCTGACCGGCTGCCTTCATCAAGAGCTTGCGGCAACTTCCGCATCTGATTTCCTCCATGACAACTCCAGAGAGAATCGCCGACACTTCTCCTGCCCGCGCGGGCAACGGGTGCGGCGGTTGTTCTTTGGGGCTGTCGGGCGGGCTTCTGGTTTGGCGATCGAGGCCCGCCGTCCGGATTTCGTTTCGGGGTCCGGACCGCCCGTGTCCTCAGGACCTTATGCGCCGGGCACCACCGGCAGGAAGTAGTGCAACACAACCTTCACAGCGCCGCCGGTGAAGGGCCCGCCGTTGGCCGTCAGCCGGACCGGCGTGTCGGCATAGAACGCCTGCGGCCCGATCACCCCGGCATTGGTGGATCCAGCTGCCGCGCCGAGCGCACCGCCGAACTTCGATTGCTCCCCCGCGATGCCGCAATCAAAGGAACTGGCCCCGGTGATCGCTTCGGTCGTCCGGGTCGAGACGCCGAACACAATCGCCCGGTTGGGGATGACGATAGACGTCAGCGCACTTGCCCCCGACAAGCCGGTCACCTCCTCCTCCACGGTACAGATCCGGCTTTCTGCCCCGGAGGCCGATTGCGACACGGTCGCCACCTCTGACAAGAGCGCACCGTAGTTCCGCCATCCCGCGGCGGTGAAGACCGCAAGCGTGCCCTCGTCCGCGACATAGGCCAGAAGTCCCAGGACCGGCGCATGGAAGGTCCAGTAGCCGTCCGCATGGGAGGCAATGGCCCCGTCCTGCCCCGCCCAGGTGCCGCTGGCCCCGCCTGCGACCAGATAGGTGTCACCATCACCGGCGGCCGGCGGCGCGGTGAGATCCCGGTCAAGGATCGTGAGATGGGCCAGGGCATCGAGCCGCGCCAGCGCCTCGTTGTGGGTGACTTCCTTCTGGGCCTGACTTGCCGCGATCAGCGGCAGGTTCAGCCGAGCGGTGCGGGTCATAGGGTTACCTCCTCAAGGATCCCCCGGCCGACGAGAGCCGAGATCTGACAAATGCGCAGGGCGATGGACGATTGCGGACCGCCGAAATCCACGGTCTGCTCAGCCGCCGTGTAGACATGGCTGGGGCTCATCAACCCGCTGACGGTCCGCACGACACCGCCACCCGACAGAATGTCGAGTTCATAGAGCTCGCGCTCCTCGCCCAGCGGCACGTCCGTGCCATCGGCCCAGCCGGCGTTGACCCGCGCCTGGCGGATCCAGGTGACATTGAGATTCCCGGCGGGCGTCCGCCTCCCGCGGACATGAACCGGGGCAAAAGGTTTGAGGCCGACCGCTTCAAGCCGCGTTGAACGGGTCCTGAAGGCCGCATCAGACGATGGCAGCGGCGCCGGGCCATAGGCCCAGGTCCTTGGAATGCCCCGCTCGGACAACGGCACGTCGGCCTGCGTCAGCGCCCCGTCCAACAGCACCACCCGGCTGCCGCCGGGCACCGGATCCCGCATGGCATGGGCCGTCCCTCGCCGCCCGCGCAGCAGCCCCGACAGCTCAAAGGTTCCAGGCGCAATCAGGGTTGCGGTGGCGAACTGCAGGATCTCCCAGGCCATACTTCCATTCCAGACGGCAAGCACATTCACCGACCGCTGCAGCAGCTCCTCTTCCGCCACCGACGACAAGGCCCCGTGAACGAGCTTCACCGTCAGCCGGTTGGCCCGGTCAAAGCGATAGACGGTGCCAGGCGAAAGGTCGTTCAAGGTCCGGCCCATCGTCGCAGGCGCCGTCAGGCTGGCGATGACCTTCGCCCCGTCCTGCACCCGCACCCCGCCCCAGGGCGCGGCAAAGCCGGCCAGCCAGGGCCGATGTTCACTCTGGCCGTCTTCTAGGACGGGCAGGTCCAGCACTTCCAGCACGGCTTCCCCGAAAGTCGGGATCGGCGGTGGCGGTGCGGGCGGCGGCGGTGGATCTGTCCGTGTCGGGTGATAGCGCGGCGTTTCCACGGACACCGCTTCGCAGTGCCTGACGCCGCCATCCACGATCCGGGTGAGCCGCATGTCCCGGCTCCTTCCGGCAATCCCGACCGACACCACATCTGCCGGGTCGAAGCGGACGAGCGAGGGCGGCAGAGCGAACCTTGCCTGTTCCCGGCCAGCCCATTCCCCGTAGAGCCAGTCCTCGATCATGCCGCCGGCAATGCCGGCATCGATGACGGCCGGGGCCGACAGCCGCGTCACCCGGTCCGACGAGGCGACCAGGCGTCCGGAGGCCGAGCTTGTCTGCCTGTAGTCCCCTTCCGCATCCCAATAGACCAGGAGCGCCCGCAGTGGCAGGTCCGTTTCCTGGGCCCGGGTGATCGACCAGTCAGCCTTGTCGCGGTCAGGCGCTGCCAGGTCCTTGCCGTCGATCTCCGCCTCGGATGCACGTCCTCTGGGAATGAACTTGATCAGCCCCTCGCTTTCCACGGCATCAAACCGGTAGAGCTGGGCCAGCACCTCGATCTGGTCGCGGGGCGAGGCCAGATCCGGCCGCAACCAGCCGGTGACAGTCGCCTCCAGCTGAGAGACATCGATGGCCGTAAAGCCGACCTGGCCGCAGATGTGCCGGATGAGATCGCCAAGTTCGACAACGCCGAACTTGCCCTGCACCCAGTGGCCATTGGACCAGTTGGCGCCATCCGACCAGACGTTCAGATAATAGGGGAAGGACGGATAGGGCCGCGCGTCCCAGGTCCACAGGTGGCTCCGGGTCAGGTCCAGCATCGGGCCGCCATAGACGGCTGAAACCGGATTGTTGCCGCTTGACGGTGCCCAGTAGTCCAGAAGCGCTTGAATGCCGCGCCGCTGGATCAGATCGTCCCGCTGCCGGGCCGAATAATGCGGCCAGGCGCTTTCGGACGACTTGGGATCGACAAAGACATTCGGCTGGTTGGTGGCCTTGTCGACGGAGGGAAAGCCGTATTCGGTGAAGAGGATGGGCTTTGATTGCGGAACCCAGCCGGTGGGCGATGCGCTCTCGACACCGCCCGGCCGGTCATGATGCGGATTGAGCCACCAGTTCCTGAAATCCTTCGTACGGTAGACCCAGGGCTTGCCGGCGGCGTCCATGATCGGCGTGCGCAACTGCGCGTCCCGGTCAGCCTGATTGGCATAGAACCAGTCATAGTCCTCCCCGCCCTCGACGTTGCCGGCGAGATAGGATTTCGAGTAGATCGACCGGTGGCCGGCCAGAAAATCGAGATGGCTGCGGCCCTCGCGCCAGTCAGACAGTTTCATGTAGTTGTCGATGGCAATGGCATCGATTGCGGCCGAGCTCCACAGCGGATCCAGATGGAAGAAGAAATCCCCTGATCCGTCCGCCGGGTCATGGCCGCGATACTCGGGCCAGTCGGCGGCATAGGTGACGGCGACGGTTCCGCCCAGGATGGCCTTGCAGTCGACGGCCAGGCTGACAAGCTGGCTGACCGCCGGGTAGGTCGACGGCGAACTGCGCACCTGCGTCAGGCCGATCATTTCAGACCCGATGACAAAGGCGCTGACTGCGCCCGGATCCATCGCATTCACGGCGGACGAGAGCTTGGCGTAATGCAGCACCATCCGCCGCAGGGACCATTCGGCGGGGCCGGAGTAGCTGCAGGCAACGGCATCGGTGGCCGCGTCGATGGCAAGACTGATATGCCCCGGCAAGGCCGTGCCAAACAATGCATCGACCTGGGCCCCGGCCGCGGCCGTCTTGTCGACCGTTCCCGGCTGGCCTGCCGCCGGACTGCAGGTGATCCGCCCGCGCCAGGGATAGGCCGCCTGTTCGGGCCCGCCATAAGGGTCCGGCAAGCCATTGCCCGGCGGCACATCCATCAGGATGAACGGATAGAGCATGACGGCGTAGCCGCGGGCCTTCAGGTCGCGGATCGCCTGGACAACAGTCTGGTCCGACGGCGTGCCGCCATAGACCGGCCGGGCCGGATCGAGCGGATCCCTGGACAGGACGCGGGCTGTCTCCCTGCTCTCGGAATGAACCGACCAGGTCAGCGGGGTGGTTTCCTTGCCCGTTCCGAACTCGACACCAGGCCGGACCTCACAGTGACCGCACCTCAGATCGGTGCCGAACCAGGCGACCACCAGCAGGACCGACCTGACATTCGGGCAGGTGAAGGCGAGATTGTCCAGCGCCACCGCCCAGTCGGTCCCGCCGACCTGGTTGTTGGTGTTTTCTGCGGTACTGGCGCCTTCGGTCAGCGGATCGACCTTGCGGACCGGTTCGTCGGCATAGACCCATTCCCCGGCACCGGGAATGACCACCATGCCCTGAATGTCGTCCTCGACACCGCCAAGGCGCCGGAACACCTCGAACTCGAATTGCGGAATGCGGTTGCCGAAGTCTTCCAGGGCAAGGTCTTCAAAGACGATATAGGCGGTGCCGCGAAACGCGGGCGCTGCGCCTTCCTTGGTCTCGATCAGGGGATCGGGCTGCTGAACCCGGGTCCCGCGGTAAACCCGGTGCGGCAGGCGGGACCGGTCGAGGAGCTTGCCGTCCGCCCAGATCCGGCCAATCCCGACAATCGGCCCTTCGCAAATCCCGATCGCGAAGTTCCCATAGTAGAGATAGGTGGTCGTGGTCACCTTCTGGCCGCCGCCCATGCCCTTGCCGCCCACGTTGCGGGACGAGGTGGCGACCTCCATGCGCAGCCGGGTTGCCCAGATCACCTGTCCGGCCAGCCGCAGCCGGCCGAAGCCATCGGGCAGCGGGGCCCCCTCGGTCGAGGTCTGCAGCCGCAGATCGCCGATGCGCGGGCCGTTGACGGCGGTGTGTCTGGCCGGGCTCAGGGCAGAGGCCAGCAGCGTGTCGGCATAGGCTCCGGCCACAGTCGCCGCCCCCGAGATCAGCGCCGAGGTAAAAGCCCCAGCGCCGATCGCGCCGGAAAAGGCCGTTGCGGCCGCGCCAAGCAGCAGGGTTGCCATTTACGAAACCTCCGGTTTCGCAAGCGCGACCGCGCGTCGGACCTTTTGGTCCGCGCAGTCTGCAGGGCAGCCCGAAGGGCTATACGCCCGTGAAGACAATTCAAGTACTCCCGGAAAGCGGAAGGCAAAGCGCACCTTCCGGCGCCAGCCCTCGAACAGGGCCACTTCGGCCACCGGCAGCCGTTCATGGGCATGGATGATCCGGGCAGCGGGATCGTCGATATCCGTCGTCAGCAGCGCGCAATGTTTGGCGGGCGATGTGTCCCTGAAGGCGAACAGCAGCACATCTGCGGCACCGGCGCTGCGGGGATCGATCTGCTCGAGATGCCGGGCGGCCGCATCCCTGAGGGTCTCTGCCCTTTGGCGTTCCGCCCAGTCCGGGGTGTAGGGCGGCGGCTGTTCCGGCTCGCTGCCGAACAGCTCGCGCCAGACGCCGCGCACCAGACCAAGGCAATCGCAGCCGCCGCCCTTGCAGCTGGCCTGATGCACGTAAGGCGTCCCGATCCATGTGCGGGCGGCCGCCAGGATCGTCGCCCGGGTCAGGGAATGGGCCGGGGAGCTGGTCTGGCTGCGGGTCTGGCAGGCGGTCATCTGAACAGGCTCCCGCCGTCATTGAGATCATCCTTGTCGGCGTAGCCGATGGTGACCTGGTTGCCGGGAATATGCGGGAAGCCGCCGAAGTTGGCACCATTGAGGAACCGGGTCCGGCAGGTGGCAAAGCTCTTGTCGCATCCTGCCTGCACAGTGAAACTGTCGCCCGTGCGGATGTGGTCGGCCATCGGCAAGGTCAGGTCGAGCGTCACCGTTCCTTGCGCCCTTGCGTGCCGCTTGATCTCCATCCGGCGGCCGCTGTTGCCGCCGCTGGTCCAGGTCAGGAGACCATGGCGGAACAGGCCGTCTTCCCTGCCCTCAAGGCCGGAGGCCGTGAAGCTGAGAAGATCAAACCCCGTGACGACCACGCCGGAAGCCGTCCAGCCGGCCAGCGCCACCGTGCAGCGCGCATCGCCCAGTTCCCACGAACAGGTCCGGTCGAACTGGCGGCCACAGGTCTGACCGAGCCGGTGGGCGAGGCCGCGCAATTCCGCCAGGAAGGCCGTCGGTCCCCGGGTGATCTCACCGATGTTGCCCTTGCGCAGCAACACCCGGTTTGCCGTATCAGACCAGTCCGCCAGCCAGATTTCGATGTCCGCGTCATCCCAGAGCCCGCGCGCGATGTCATCTTCCGTGAGTGTGGCCGATGACAGGGCACCCTCCACGTCCAGATTGTCGACCGCAAGGCCGAGGCTTGTTTCAATCGCGCTGGCCGTAAACCCGGCCGCCGCTTCAAAGGTCAGGCCCTCAAGCATCAGCGCCCTGTCATGGTCGGTAAACCCGAACACCGCTCCGTCCCGGCGCTCAACCCGCCAGAGACGGCAATGGGTGGTCACTCGACTGTCGAGACTGGCCTGCATGGATGCCGGAACAGTTTTCATCGCAACTCTCCTCCTAGTCTGGCGCCTCTGCGAAGCCTGAGGCCACAAGAAATGCCCGGGCACGGCGCGACCCGCGCCGCAAGGCCGACCGGCCGCCGCGCATCCTTGCGCGCCCCGTCCGGAGGGCAGCGCCTGGCGCGGTGCGCCCGTGAGGACAAGGGTCATATCCTGACCTCCACGATGGGAATGGCCCGGATTTCTCCAAGGCGGATGTTGGTGAGATTGGTCTGCAGGATGTCGGTATCGAACCGGCAAGGCACATCGAATTCAAAGCCGGCGGTGATCGTGCCGGAGGCCGGTGCAACGGCGAAGGTGATGCGGCCGCTGGCCAGGTCCACCGACCAGCCGGAGGCCTGCGCCAGGCCGTTGATCGCGACCGTGACGGTCCCGCCAACCGGCTTGGAGATCGGCCGGCTGTAGCTTCGCCCCCCGGATGAATAGGCCTTGACCAGCTGGAAGACGCGGCTCGATCCATCTCCGGCTCCCAGGACCTGATCGGTTGCGGAGACCGCGCCGGAGGGAAGGCAGGATTTATGGTCAGACCAGTCCTTGAAGCGGAAGCCGCGCAGCCGGCCGGACCGGGCCTCGAAGAAGGCGACCACTGCGGCCAGGTGATCGGGATGCCGGATCCCCGATCCGATATCATACCTGCGCCGGCTACCGGCCCAGGGCGTGTTGCGTTCTTCAAAGCCGGATGTCAGCTCGACGATTTCGGTGCGTCGTTCCGGTCCGCCCTGCGCACCTTTGGCCACCACGTCCGGAAAGCGGATTTCGTCAAAGTCGGCCATGATCCCTATCCGTTGCGGCGTCCGCGCAGGGCCATCCGCGCAAACTCGCCGGCGAGCTGCGACCGGGACGCCCGGAAGCTCTGGATGTCCGGCGTGGTGATGTTCACGATCACCGTGTCCCCGGCCGGCCGTTCGGAATCCGGACCGCTTAGCGCCGCGTTCGCGCGTATGGGGCCAGAAACCGGAAAGCCCGAAACAGGAAAACCAGAAACAGGCAAGGTCGCCGCCGTGACCAGCCCGCCGGACTGGTATCCACGCAGGGCGGACGCCCGCAGCGCCTCCAGCGTGCCGACGCCGATCCGCGCGGTCGATCTGGCGTCGAAGACATATTCATTCCGGTGCACCAGCCCGGCGACGTCCGTGTCGCGTCCAGCCCCGGTCGGTCCGCCGCGGTCAAACGACCCGAGCAGCGGCCCGAGCAGCCCCCCAACCGAGGCAAATGTCGGGCGGGCCGTCCCGAACAACGCATTGGTCAGGGGGTTGATCGCAAGGAGCTGCAGCCCGAGCTCGGACACCTCGGCAATGACCGACCGCAGCGCGCCGGTAAGGTCTCCGTCGGCAAGGCGCGTGGCCAGCGAGCGGATCGCCGCTTCGCCTGACCGCTGCACGACGCCCCAGGCGGTCTCCAGGTCCTCGAGCGCCAGCGTCTCCTCGGCAATCGCCCTGGCATTGTCGCGCAAACTTGCAGCGCCCCTCTCCGTGACGTGCCGTCCGAGCTCCCGGATCTGGATCTCTGCCTCCAGCACCGCCAGGGCCTGCCGCCGCGCAGCGTCCGACTGGCCGACAAGCGAGATCTCCAGCCGCAGTTGCTGCAGCGTCTGATCCTGGCTCGCGAGCATGTCCCCGAGCCGGTCCGTCTCTCGGCGCGATTTTCCGGCTCGCGTCTGAGGCTTGGGCAGTTGCGATCGGAGCCGCTCCAGCGCAGTCCGTTCCTCGAAGATCCCGAAGGCCTGGCCAACGCGGGTGTTCGCCGCAGGATCAATCCGCCCGAGGCTGTCGGCAACGGATCCGACGCCCTTAAGCGCGGCCTCCACCTCCCCGAGCCGTTCGACCAGCGCCAGCAGACCGGTGTCAGCCGCCCGCGCCTCATCGATCAAGGCACGGATCGCCCGTTCAGACGTGGTGTCCGGCGCTGTGCGGGCGAGTTCGAGCAACCGGCCAATCAGCAGATCGGCTTCGGTCTCGGCAAGCGAGAAGGTTTCGGCGGTGGCCCGCAGCTCCTGCTGAAACGCCCGGAACAGGGCCGCGTCTTGGGTCAGGGGTTCGGCCAGTGCCGAAAGGGCACCGGCCTCGAGCCGCAGGCTGCGTTGCACATCGCGTTCGATTTCAGCAATCAGCGACCGGATGGTCTCCCGCTGGCTTTCCAGTGCATCCGTGTCGAGAGCCAGGACCGCCGCACTCGGTCGCGCCTGAAGCCGGTCCAGCGCGGCGGCGACCTCATCATAGCGCTCGGCGAGCCTGCCGATCAGCTTGTCCTGGTGTTCGAGGGCGTCGGTCGCACTGGTGTCGTTGGCAACCGCCTGATAGAGCGCAGTGGCTGCTGCAGCCCCCCCGGCGAGGCCCACAAGGGCCAGGTTGAGCGGGTTCAGAAAGCCGATCAAACCCTGTTTGAGCAATGCCAACGAGCCACCGATCGTGTTGACGCCCTTGGAGCCCAACAGGAACTGCACCTGGCTCCCTTGTTGCAGGATGGCGGTGAAGAGCGACTGGCCGCTGGCCACCTGAATGGCGCCGTCGGAAATCTGCTGGGCCAGAATGTTGACCTCGTTGGCCGCAAGCCGGCTGGCATCTGCAGCCTGCTGACCCGCCGCCTGGAAGGCGGCACCTTGGCTGCGGGCTGCCGACACTGCGGCGCTCACACCGTCCGACAACCGGATCATGTCGCTGGATGTGGACCTAGCGCTCGCACCCATCCCGGCAATGGCTTGCCGGGCCTCTCGGGCGCCGCTTTCGACGCCCGAGGCATCCAGCCGGGCCAACATTTGAAGGTTCAAGGTCATGCCCGCATGGTCGCGCGCGGGCGAGAATCTGGCCATCCGGGAGGGTGCGTGGAAAGGGGCTGAGAGCCTGGTGTTGTGTGCAGGAGTCCCCCCCCCTCACCCGTTCAACACTTCCAGAGCCGCAGCTTCCATCACCCTGAGGTCCGCCAACAGCCGCTGCCACGCCCGCATGGTCCGTGTCCGGACCGCGGCGGCCGCAGCGGCATAATCAAGTCCGCACCAGATCAAGCCCGTTGGCCCTGTGGCCAGCCGCCACTGGGTTTCCAGCGCCAGAAAGGCCGTCACCGCGCGCCAGTTGGCCCGCATCACGTCAAAGGGGTCGGGGTCTGTCGGAAAACTGTCCGGGATAGGGAGCCCCAGCGCGGCGAAGTCGGCAGCGGTGTCCGCATCCATCCGGGCGCTTCGCGCAGGATCGGTCAGGCCGCGCCGGGCATAGGCCCAGGCCCGGGCGGCCTCTCTCAGTTTTTTGCCGACGCCTGGCCGTTGAGCGCTGTCAGGTAGGCCCGGTAGACGGCCACCTTGAAATGGGCAAAGGGCAGGCATTGTTCGAGGGCCTCGGGACCGAACGGTACCTCGTCCCCGTCTGGACCGGAGACGCCACGCCAGTCGCGCAGGATTTCGCAGAGAAGGCTCTCCTCGCCCTGGCCCTCCAGTTCCGCCAGCCGGTCCTTGCCGACGAGCAGGAACCTGGCCTCGAAGCCTTGCGCCGTCACCTGTCCCGGCCGGTCCGGATCGGGCAGTAGCACGCGGACCGGCCACCAGAACTCGAAGGGCTCGCACAAGCGGAACTGCATGGATCTCTCCTTCGGTCGCGGTGTCAGCGGATGGTGAGCACGAGTTCGTCGTCGCCCGCGTTGGCCAGAAACATCAGCGGGACCTGGTAGTTCACGATGCGGTCGCTGGCGCCCTGGCCGGGTCGTCCGACCTGCACCCTGGGTGCGGTCACCTCGATCGTATGTCCGGCACTGGTGCCATGGACGAGGCTCAGGGCGCCGGTTGTCTTCGCCTCAGCCGCCGCAAACCAGTTGGTATCCGCCATGGTTTTTGCTTCCAGCACTGCGGCTCCGGTCACCTGCCGGTCGGTCAGCTGCATCCGTTCATCACCGATCAGGAAGCGCGGTACGATCTCGGCGCCAAGGTCGATGCTGAGGCTTTCGGCGATGCGGCTTGCGCCGAACAACGACAGGCTGGTGACCGCTTTCGAGACCGGCCGCGGTGCCTGGAATGCGGACAGGACAGCTGCGGGCAAGGCCGCATCCGTCACGGTCCCGAGCAGGCCCCAGAAACTGAACCGGAAGCGAGGGATCTGTTTCGGTGCAAATTCGAGTTGGAATGTCCCCCGGCAGCCGAGCGCCACATGCCGGACCCCATCCTGGTTGAAGTAGAGCGACAGGCTTTCCTCGCCCTCCGAGACCGGCTGATAGGCGACCGACACACCCGCCGTCACCGTTTCGGACATGCCGCAGGCCCTCAGCAAGGCGCCATAGCCGGGGACATCTCCGGCCACCCCCGCCCCGGCGCATTCCACGGCAAACTCCAGCCGCAGGTGATTGGCCGTGAGTTCGATGCCCTGATGGCCAAGCGTCGGCAACAGGAGATCGCGGGCGACATCCTCGCCAGCCAGCGGCGTCAACGTCACGTCGGTTGCAAGGATCGCATCGGCGGTACCGGTCGGCACACTGTCCGTGCCATAGGCGGTCTCCACCTTTGCAAGGATCGCCAGTTTCCGGGCCTTGCGCATGTGTCAGTCCTTTGCTTTTGAACGCGGAGGCGATGGTGTCTTGGGCAACTTTTCGCCTGCCCCCTGCTTCAGCACTGCACCCGTCCGCGCGTCGCGGATGTACCGTCCACCTTGGCGGGACGAGATTGCGTTCATGGCTGCGCCTCCAGATAGGTGGCACAGGAAAATCGTTCCTCGGCCCAGACCGCCCCGCCGCGCACTTTCAAGAGTTCGCCCGAGACATGCTCCATGGGATCGACGGCGACGTCCGGCTGAAAGCCGATCAGCTTGCCTCGCACGAAAGCTTTCAACGCCTCGATGTCTTCTGCTGCCGCCTGTCCGCGGGGATCGCCGAGGTTCTCCAGCACCAGCACCACAGCGATATCGGCCTCCAACCGCTGCAAGACCGGTCCGGTCATACGCTCGTTCGCGCCGCTCGCTTCTTCGGCCACCATGACAAAGGCAGCCGGGGTCCGCGTTCGGCGTTGTTCGAGCGCAGCCAGCCCGGCCGCGCCACCCACCACCCGGAACGGCGTGCCGGGATCGTCCAGCCGGCCAATGATCATCTGGACCAGGTTCATGCCCTGCCCTCCGCTGCATCCGCGAAATGCGCTTCAGCCAGCGCCAGGATCGTCGCCCGGTCCGCATCCGAAAAGCCGAGATAGGGCCGCGCCGGAATGACGATCGTTCGCGTGCCAAAAGTCACCGGCTTTTCGACTGCGCGCTTGTGCGCCTTGCGCGCAAACCGCAGACGCCCGGCCACTTTCCGGAACCGGACTTTCCGGGACTGCGGATACTGCGTGATCACCCCGCCGGTCTGATGGATCGCGGCATAGACGACATTGGTACCGACCGCGGCCGTTGCCGCGCTCACGTCTTGAGTGATCGAGGAATAGAGCCGGTTGCTGTCTCGCAGCAGCTTCGGCGTCAGCGGCGCCGTGCCGCGCGATCTTCGCTGCGCCCGCTGCCTGGCCGTTCGCGGCGCATGTCTTGGCCAGGCCGAGCCGCCCGGCCCGGTCTCGGTCTCGAACCGGCGCTGGACGGAAAACAGCATTGCCGCGCCGATCTCGGACATCAGCGCTGACGTGTCACCGCCCGCCTGAACCACCCGGGAAAGCGCTGCATTGACCTCCGCGTCCTCAATGGTAAGCGCCTCGCGCAACCCGGTCATCAAAGCCTCCTCAAAGCCCGGTCAGGCTGTCCCTGGAAAACACCCGGTCAGGCCCGTGCACCTGCACCGTGCCGCCCCCCGGCTGATCCGGGGAAAGGCCCCCGGCCTCCAGCTGGACCAGACCCTTGGCCACATCCTTGAGCCAGGCAATCGCCTCCGCCTGCGCCCGGGTCACCGGATCGCCGGTCTCGGCCGTGCGGCCATGCAGCGTGGACCGGGCAATGTCGCAGACGATCCGGGTCAGCACCTGCGGTACTGGATCGAGCGGAAGCAGGTACCGCTTGGCGAGATAGCTGTCTGCGAGGGTCCCGGCATCCCCGAGATGGGCTGCCACGAGCCCCGCATCGATCACGCTGGCGGGCCGGTTCGTCCGGTCGGTCAGGAGCGCCAGTTCATCCGCGCCGAACCTATCGACCATGTCCTGCACTGTCGCATAGGGCATCGGGACACCTCAAAGCTCCTCGACCACGAGGTTTGGCTCGGCCTTCAGCGCCGCGATCTCGGCAGCCGAAAACCGGCCTGCCGGAAATTCCACCGGCCCGGCCGGGTGATGCTGGCCGCAGCGGCGGAAGCCGTGCCTTGGCTTGGCGGTGATCCGCAGCACCGGTGCAGACGCCTCGGCGGTCTCGTCCGGTGTCGGTGCGTCTTTCGTCCTCGATTGGGTCATCCCTCAGGTCTCCTTTTGCCAATCCGTCACGCCAACCCGTCACGCCACCCCCATCAGGCAAGCCCGTTACGCCAACCAGGGCACCATCATCAGCTCGGCGGTGCCTGCCCAGGGGTTGGTCTCGCCGCCATTGACGAGCTGGCTTTGCAGGATCCGTCGTCCGGCTTCTTCCAGCGACGGCGGCACGACCAAAAGGTTGGGGACGATGGCAAGCGGCTTGCCGAAGTCGGCCTTGAAGCCGGCCATGGCGGCGCGGGCGGCCGCATAGGTGGTGGCGTTCAGCGTCTGGCGCGACCCCCAGGCCATCTGCCAGAAGCCGAAGCCGACATTCGCCCGCCCGTCGAGGCCGTACAGGAACTGCTTCTTCATGAAGACGTTCTGGTCATCCTCCCGGTCCATCCGCACCAGGGTCCCGAACGCCTTGCGCTCCTGGTAGATCAGGGGTCTGAGCGCCTGGCGCACGTCCAGCAGGAACCAGGGCGTGCCCGAGCCGCCATCGGTGTTGGCAACCGAGGTCGCCGCGCCATTGGCATCCAGCACCGGATGGTCCGTGTCGAAGAAATACTGGCCGTCGTAACAGGGCGTCGAGAACCCAGCTTTCAGCAGCGGCCAGATCAGCTCATCCGGAAAGGTGCCTGCCGCCATCCCAAGCTGGGTGAACAGCGGCGTATAGATGCCAAGATTGTCATCGGAAAAGTCATCCCGGTCGACCTCGACGGTCAGTTCGAACGGCCGGTTGCGGATCGAATAGCCGTGCTTGGCGAGCGAGTTGATCACCCGGTCGCCGACCCATTCCCGGAACCTTGGAAACTTGCCGAGCCAGCCATATTCGTTCTCGCGCGTGCTCGAGGGCACGGTCGTCGCGATCCGGCCATGCATCGAGGTCGCCTCGGCGAGACCCGACTGGAACGCGGCGTTGAAGCCGACATAGGCCGAGCGGAGGGTTTGCGTGTTGATGTCCATGCCACATGAACTCCGTTGTCTGTGCGGGCCTGGCCGCCACTTGGTCTGGCGTCATCCCCGCCTTGGGAGCCTGCCCCGGACTTGATCGGGGGGATCCAGCACATCAGCCGCCAAAGGCGTCTTTCAAAACCTCAGCGGAAATCGACCCAGACGCCCTGGGGGTCGACATCGAACACCTTGCCCGCTACGGACCGCGTGCCGGTCCCGTCGGTGCGGGCAACGGTCTGGTCATCGACGCCATAACAAGCCTGGCCGATCTGCGCCCGGGTGATCTCGTCTGCGCCGACGGAGTTGCCGAAGCGGTAGATCCCGGCGCCCACGGTCACCGCAATCGCCCCGTCAGCGCCGGCGCTGTTGTCTGTCCGGGTCTCGCAGCGCCCGAGCGCCTTCAACCCGGTCGCAGTTGCCATCGGCACCGCAAGGCCATCGGGCCCAAGGGCGACCAGCGCCCCGGCATGAAGCACCGCCCCGGCCTTGACAGGCGGCTGGCGCCGGTCGCCGGACCGTTCCGGCGTGCGCCGGTCTGCGGTCAGTGCGGTCATGGCTGCACCTCATCGTCTGAACCACCCCGCGCCGCCACAAAAGCCTCTTTCGAGAGCCCCATCTGGCGCATCACCTGCCGGTCGGCCTCGGAGAGATCCGGATCGCCGGTGTCCTTCGGCCTGGATCCGAGCTGGTTGGCGGTCAGCACCGGCGCGGTCGCGGTGAAGGCGGTGAACTTGTCCGGATCGGTCCTGGCAAGCTGCAAGCCCCAGTCCTTCAACGCCGGGGCCAGCTTGCCGCCTTGAATGGCGGCCGCGACCAGCGCGTCTGCCTTGTCACTGGCAAGCCTTGCCTGCAGGGCGGCGAGGTTCTGTTGCAGCGCGGTCACCTGGTCGATGGGAACGTATCGTGTCGGATCCGGTGCGCCCTGATCGAACGCCGTCTGGACGGCGGCGACCAATGCCGCCGCACTGCTGTCCTTCGGCAGGCCGGCGGCGGCCAGAAGCAGGGCTTGCGTGTCCTGCAGGCTGCGAACCGCCGCAAGGGCGTCCGCCTCCCCGGCCCGCTCGGGCAGGCCGAGGGCGGTCAGAAGCTGTTCCATCTCTGTCTCCTTGGGGAAAAGCTGTGTCCGGGCGGCAATCGCAGACAGATCCATGGCCGGCAGATTGACCAGCGCCACATTGACCAGCCGGATCACCGCGCCGGTCCGGTCGGTCAGAAACACCGGTGACAGGTAGCGATACTCGCGGGCCGCCAGCGCTTGCGTTGCCGCTTCAGTCCAGGTGACCTCACCATGGATCCCGTCGGCCCGCGCCTCGAAGGCGGAAATCCAGCCCGCGGCCCGTGCCGTCCCGCCGACGCCTTCCACGGCGGCAAACACCGCCTGGTGGTCATAGTCGACCATCATTTCCGTCGCCCCGAGATGCGCCTTGGTGCGGGTGATGATGTCTTGCAGCGCGGCGAGGTCCCCGGCCGCAAACGGCCCGCGTCCGTCCCGGGTGGAAAAGGATCCCGACGGCAGCAGCCGGATCCAGGCGGCAGCGCCAGGTCCCGGCGCAGCAACCGGATCGGCGGCGGCAATGGTCAGGAAAGGGTCGGTTCGCGTGGACAT